ATGTAGAAGTCAATGGTAAATTAGCACCAGATGCTATTGTCATGTCTCCTGCAGCTTATGAAGCATTAGCAGGACAAGTTGATGGAAACAAAAACTTCATGCTTGGTGCTTCTGCTTTCTCAGGAAGCCCAACTATTTGGGGATTACCTGTTGTAAAATCATCTCAAATTGGTGGAGCTGTTAGCTCCTCAGTTGATGTTGTATTAGGTAAATTTGGTGGTGGACTTGCAGTAAACCATGTATTCAGGAGAGGAATGGAATTACAAATTTCTGACTCTGCTGCTGATGGAGACTTTGGTAAGGACATCCTTACTGTTAAGGCTTCATTAAGATATGCTTTAGCTGTATATAAACCACAAGCATTTACTTCAATAGCAGATATTGAATAAATAGATTATGTCTAAGCAGAGCCACACTTTTGTTATGTCAACACAGGTTGTTGGCTCTGCTTGGGATATGGAGAAAAATATGAAATTAGTAGAAAAACCAGAGCAAAAAGTCTGGAAAGACAAAGAATCTGGAAAATTGAAACAAAGTAAAGAAAATCCTTTTGAAAAAGGTACACTTGTTGCAGGTTTGGGAGATCCTATTCCTGAGGGTGTTAATAAAAAAGCAGCTAAGAAAGCTGAAACAAAAGCTGTAAAGCCATCAGAGAATAAGTAATAAATAATGCCTGTTGCAATTCATACTTATGTTAGTGTTGATGAACTTAAAGGATGGTTAGGGTTATCAGGTACTGCACAAGATACCAACTTGACCTATGCTTTACAAGCAGCAACAAACTTAATAGATGAATTTTGTGGCAGAGTATTTTATGTTGAAAAAGATTCTGGAACAGATGTCTTACAAGAAAGATATTATGATTGTGAGTTTCAGGATTTTATAGAAGTAGATGATATCTCAACTACAACAGGCTTAATAGTTCAAACACTTAATGCTGATGGATCAGTAAATCAAACATTAGTAAGAGATACAGATTATTATTTAGCACCATACAATGCAGATAAAATGCAGCCTAGAATGCCTTTTGATAAGATTTATATGGCTATTGAGAATGGAGGCAAAATATTACCAACAGAACACAGGAGAGGGCTTAAAGTAACAGCATATTTTGGCTTTCCAATACAAAGTGGAAATAATCATCAACCTCCTGCTGTTACTCAGGCTTGTCTAATTCAATCTGCTAGATTTTGGCAAAGAAAAAATAGCCCAATGGGTTTTAGTGGTAATCCAGAAACAGGACAAGCTCCTGTTATATTTTTATCAGAGTTAGATCCTGATGTTAAAACAATGCTTAAACACTATAAAAAATCAACTACTACTTTTGCTTCAGGCAGACCATACACAGGACTTACTGCTATAAATACCAACAGGCAATATGGTGTATGAAATTAACACTAAATGGAGCTTTAGACTTATCTAGGTCTATAAATTCACAAACAATCTGGAATAAAAGAAGTAATGATTACTTCAATGAATTAGCAAAAGAATTAAAACAAGATTCTTTAAATGCTTTAGAAAATAATCCATCTCCTAGATCACAAGCAGGGAGAGGCAATAAGAATACAGGTGCAACTAGGAGAAGTGTATTTACTGCTAAATTAGGTAATACAAACAGGCTTAGAATGTCTGAGGGCTTTAAACTAGCTACTGATAGACAATATGCACCATTTATACATGGTAAGCCAATATTTAGAGGATTTAGCCCAATTAGGAGAACTAGACCATTCTTTCCACCATACAAAGAGGGTAGTAGTCTTGCTAAGTGGGCTAAAAGAGGACAACCAAAAATGAATCCTTTTTTAGTTGCTAGAGCAATATCTAAAAGAGGTTTAAAGATGAAACCATTTATTGGTGGTGTAGTCTATGAGAAACAGAAAGAGATTAAGGACAGAGGGCAAGAGATGTTAGAATTGATTGCAAGAGATATAGCTAGGAGTGTTAGATAATGGCTTTACTTACATCAATAAGAGATGGTTTAAAAACTAATTTAGAAACTATTTCAGGTTTAACTGCTTATGAGTATGTGCCAGATTTCATAGATCCACCTATAGCTTTAGTAGCACCACTAAATACTTTAAATTATGATTCAACAATGGCAAGAGGTGCTGATACCTATGAGATACCTGTTATAGTGTATATATCAAGAATTGATGCACAAACTGCTCAAGATGAGGTAGATGGTTATTTAGCTAGTACAGGAGCAACTTCTGTAAAAGCTGCAATAGAAAGTGATCCTACTTTGGGAGGTGCAGCAATGTCTGTTAGAGTTATAAGTGCAACTGATTATGGAGAGTATGAAGTAACACAGGGAACTAGCTTTCTTGGTGTAACATTCAATGTAGAGGTAATAGCATAATGAAAATAAAAATTTTAATAGGAAGTGATTTTTCACTAGATAAAAAAGATAAAAGAGTTGAAGCAGGAGAAGTTTTAGACTTGCCTGAAAAGATAGCTAAATCATTAATCAAGAATAATGCAGCAGTTAAGTTTGATAGTAAAATGATGAAAGAGGAGGAGGAATAGTAAATGCCTACTTTTAATCATGGTAAAAATGCTGTTGTGTTATTAGATAACACTAATCTTTCAACAACTTTAACAGATGCAGCTTTATCATTAACAGCAGATGTTGCTGAAACTTCAACCTTTTCAAGTTCATCAAAAACCTATGTTGCAGGACTTAAAGATGGTACTGTAACTCTTTCAGGTTATTTTGAAAGTACAGATCCTGATGCAGATGCTGAGTTTTTATCTCAGCTAGGAGGATCTGGTGCAGCATTCTCCATTGCACCTATAGGATATACTAGAGGGAATGCTGTATCTTTTGGAAACACAATAGGAACTTCCTATGATAGATCAGCAGATGTAGGATCAGTTGTTGCAGTAGCAGTAGCATTCCAATTTGATGGAGATGCTTATAATGGTAAGTCTTTACTTACTCCAACTTCTGTAACAGGTAGCTCTAATGAAACACAAGTTGATTATGGAGCTGCAGGAACTAATGGTGGTGCAGGAGTTCTACATTGTACAGCAAGTACAGGAAGCCCAACATTAGATGTTAAAATACAAACAAGCACAGATGGAGCAGTTTGGAGTGATTATATAACTTTTACTCAAGCAACAGGCTCTACTTCTGAGCTATTAACAAGTGCAAGTAATCCTAATAGGTATGCAAGAGCAGTTTTAACTTTTGGTGGAACAGGCTCAATAACTGCTGCTGTAGGGTTTGCACAGGGATAAATTAAGGAAAATAGGAGAAAGATAAATGCCAACATTTACACATGGAAAGAATGCAGCTTTTAAAATAGATGATTCTGGAGGAACACTAAGAGATATTTCTAATGTTCTTACAGATGTTGCTATTTCAAGAACTGCTGATGTAGCAGAGGTTTCAGCATTCTCTAATAGTTCTAAAGCTTATGTAGCAGGACTAAAGGATGCAACAATAACAATCTCAGGCTCTTTTGATGCAACTGTTGATGGTTACTTATCTGGAATACTTGGTGTTGAGGGATCTTTTGAGTTCTATCCAATTGGAACTACAGGAGGAAATCCTAAAGCATCTGGAGAGGCTATCTGTACAAGTTATGATAGAACTCCTGATGTAGGAGGAGCTGTAAGTTTTTCAGCTGCTTTTCAAGTTTCTGGAGATGTAACTGAGGGAACTGCTTAAAATAAACATTAAGTAATTCACAACAGAAAAGAGGTTATCATGAAAAGACTTAGCATGGATGATATATCTAATGCACCATCTTTACCAGAGAAAGAAATTGAGATACCTGAATGGGATGCAACAGTATTAGTTACAGGGTTAACTAAAGCTGATGCAGTAGAAATTAATGAACTATCTGAAAAAGATGGAATAAGAGATGAAGTCTTATTTGAAAAACACCTTTTGCTAAAAGGTTTAAAAGATCCACAACTTGATGATTTAGAACAGGTTGAGGAGTTTTATAGTAAAGCTACACCATCAATAGTAGATAAAGTTCTTATAGGTATTTACAGATGTATGGCTTGGACTAAGGAGGATCAGGCTTCTATAGCCTCTGAGTTTCCAGAATAATACAGAGTTGGCTTTTGAATTTAGACTAGCTTTAGATTTAGGCATGACAGTAGATGCTCTTAGAAAAAATATGAGTATGCAAGAATTTGAGTCTTGGAAGTTATACTACATAGATAGAAACAAAAAAGAGCAGAAAGCTATCACAGAAGCTAATGCTAGAGGAAAACTGAGGAGATAACTAAATGGCTAGAACAACTCTTGAGATGTTCATCAAGATTATTGGTGCTAATAAAGTAGCTAAAGCATTAGATGATGTTTCTGAGAGTGCTAAAAAAACTCATAATCAAGTTGAAAAGAACACTAAAGCTAATGCAAAATTTGCTGCAGGTATGTCTAGCCTTAAAAAAGGTGCTATTGCAGGAGGGGCAATATTTGCTGCAAAATCATTATTAGACTTTTCAAAATCAGCATTAGATGCAGCAGTTTCAGCAGAGGAAGCAGGAGCTGCTTTTGATACAACTTTTGGAACAGCAGCAGCTAGAGCAACATTATTTTTAGAGGATTTTGCTAATAAAGCAGGATTAACTGTAGGAGAAGCACAGCAACTTCAAGCAACATTAGGTGCAGTTGCACAGGGTATTGGATTTACACAAGAAGCCTCAGCAGATCTTTCTATAGAACTTACAAAGATTGCAGCAGATGTAGCATCCTTTTCTAACATTTCAGCAGGTGCAGAGCCTGTACTTCAAGCATTTAGATCTGCATTAGTTGGAGAAAGAGAAGCTCTAAAAACTTATGGTATTGCAATAACAGAAGCTGAGGTACAATCTAAAGCTTTTGAAATCACAGCAAAAAGAAACACAGATGAATTAACCAGACAAGATAAGGCATTAGCTACTCTTGCTTTAATTCAAAGTAAAGCAGCAGTACAAATTGGAGATCTTGATAGGACACAGGCATCCTTTGCTAACCAATCTAGAGCTTTAAATGCAGAGCTTAGACAACTTAGAGAGGAAATAGGAGAGGAATTAATTCCTGTTGCAGCTGAATTACTACCAATTTTTAGAGAATTTGCTTTTGATGTAGCTCCTATATTAATAAATGGCTTTGCAGGACTAGCACAATCTGTTGGAGATTTTGCTTTAGCTAATGAAAGATTGAAACAATTACCTTTCTTTGAAAGAACTTTTGCTCTTAAGTCTGGTAAAACTATTAAAGAATTAGCAGATGAATTTAGAGCTTTTCAAGATGCAACAGATTTAACTGCTGAGAATTTAATTCAGACTTCTATTGCTCAGGGGTTACTTAACAAACAACAGGAACAAGCTAGACAAGCTAGTCTAAAGCAACAAGTTCAATATAAAAAAGTTTCAGACACTATAGATAACTTTCTGAATCCACTTTTTGGAGAACAAAATAGATTATTATTAACAAATATTCAATTAGAAACTGATAGAAATAAACTTTTAAAATTAATTACATCAGCTAATAATAATATAGCAGTTGCAGAAAAAAATAGAAATCAAGCAGCTAAAGAACTACAAGAACTACAAATACAAGAAAATGTTAATGATGCACAAGCAGCAATAACAAAAGCTGATCTACAAACAAAAATAGCATTATTAACACAAGCTCAAAAAGCAGGTAAAGATGTTGCTTTGGATCTTGCATTAGCACAAGCAGAACTAACAGAAGCAGAATTTGAATTAGCTAATGACTCAGACAGATTAAAACTTGCTCAAGATGCTTTAACTATTGCAGAGGATAACTTACAAGCAGCTATAAAAAATCAAGAAACAGCTATTAAGAAAAGAAATGATCAATTAGTAAATTCAATAGACTTAACTAAACAACAAGCCAATGCAAATCAAAAACTTATAGATCAGGGAGCTTTACTTGGACAATTTAGAGCTGTAGAAATGGCAGGAGGTGGAGGATTTACACCTACTCCAGAAACTACTCCTGCTCCTACTGTAGCTCCTCAAAATACTGTATCTGCTCCTCAAGTAGGTGGGCAGGATATAAATTTAACAACACAAGTAGTTATAGATGAGGAAACTATTGCAACTACATTCCAGAAAGTAAATACAAGAATACAAAATCAGGGCAAAGCCTTTTTGGTTAGATAATGTCTGTTGCTTTTGATTCTAATGTTACTTTAACTTGTGAAATAGCTTTTGACAGTAATCCTCTAGATAGTTCTCAATCTTGGACAGATGTAACTGCTTATCTAAGAAGTTTTGAAACAACTAGAGGGAGAATTTCAGATTTAGCAGAGTTTCAAACAGGAACAGGAACAGTAGTTTTAGATAACAGAGATAATAGATTTTCTCCTAATCAATCAACATTTTATTATGATTCAGTAGCAGGTAGAACTAAAATACAACCTCTTAAAAGATTAAGAATTAGAGCTGAGTATGCTTCTACAACTTATGATTTATTTCATGGCTTTGTAGAGAGCTTTCCTATTCAGTATGCAGGACAGGGTTATGATGCCTCTACAAAAATAAGAGTTGTAGATGCTTTTAAGCTATTTTTTAATGCAACTTTAGATGGTGTAGGATGGCAGTTAGGAATATCTAAATTAGGATCTACAACTAGGCTAACACTTACACAAGCACAGGAATTAAGCTCTGTTAGAGTTAAAAACATACTTGATAGCTTTGGTTATACAAATCAAGCTATATCAACAGGGCAATTAGAAGTACAAATACAACCAGATACAGATGACTTATTAACAGCATTAAGAAAAGTAGAAACAGCAGAAAATGGTACTTTTTTTATTGGTGCTAATGGAGATGCAACATTTAGAGATAGAAATTATAGATTAGTAAATACAACAGTACCATCAGCAACTTTTGGACAGGGTGGAGGAGAGTTACCTTATGTTGATATTATTAGCTCCTATGATGATTCAAAAATAGTTAATACTGTACAGAGAACAAGAACAGGTGGATCTACACAGATAGCTATTGACTCTGATTCTGTAGAGAGATTTGGAACTCATGTTTTAACAGAAAGTGGAACTCTTAATGTATCTGATGCTAATGCTTTATCTATTGCAGATCAGAAAGTTATATCTAACTCTATACCTCAAACTACTGTAGAGAGCTTATCTTTTGCACCTCAACAGGATGTAAATTTGTGGAGTAAAGCACTAGGTTTAGATATAGGTAGCTTTGTAGAAGCAAAAGTGACTACACCATCAAGCACAGTAGAAACTTATGATTTGTTTATTGAAAGAATAAAGCATAAAGTAGATGCTAGAAATAAGACTTGGAATTGGCAAATAGGACTATCTCCTGCTGAAACAGGAGCTTGGATTCTAGGAGTTTCTAAGTTAGGAATTGACACAAATATAAGTTATACTTAAAAAGATTAAAGGAGATATTTTTTATGGCAGCAGGTGGATGGTTTGATTGGAGTACAGGAGATCTAGTAACTGAGGCTAGATTTCAAGACATTCAAGATTCAATAGTCTTTATATTTGCAGATGAAACAGCAGCTAATGCAGCTCTAACAAATAAAGTAGAGGGAACAATTTTTTATGATACTACTGCAAATTTACTTAAAGCATGGGATGGATCTGCTTGGATAGGTGCAGAAGCAGGAGATATTGAGGGAGTTACTGCAGGAACTAACCTAAATGGAGGTGGTACTTCTGGAACAGTAACAGTTAATCTTGATTCAACAGTAACAAGTATTGCACTTCAAGATTATTCAGAGGTTGATGTAGCAGTAACAAGCTCTAGTGGTGTTGTTTCTATAGATATGAACAATGGAAACACAGGATCTATTACTCTTACAGAAAATATTACAGATATAGATTTTACTAATGTTCCTACTAATGGAGTTTCAACATTTACATTACAAATAACACAAGATAGCACAGCAAGAACAGTTGCAATCAATGCTGTAACTGTAAATGGTGGTGGTAATGTAACTGCAAAGACAGCAGGTGGTGGTGGATATACAGTTTCTACAGGATCAGGTGCTATAGACTTAGTAACATTTTT